TTGTCGACGCGCTAAACGTGTTGACCAGGTAGGTGCGAAAAGGTGCTGAACCTGTAGATACTGTCGCCTCAGGAAAAGACTCAGGGTCTACAGTTACCTGTGTGTAAAAACTGTCTGCCAAGCTGCTAAACGATATTTGCTCAAAAATATGGTTGCTGGCGTCATTTGTGGTGTCGCTGAAATTGCCGTAAAAACCAACAATTTTGCGGTATGCGTTGACCATCAAAATGCCGTCGCTGATGTCAATGAGTTTGCCGTTCATTGTCAGTACGGCCCTGTTTACCCAGTCGCCCCAGGTGCCACTAATGGTTGTCGCTGGGAATGCCTGAGTACCACCAAATGCGCTGGTGGTGCTGATATTCAAGCCTGTTTGTGTTGCGCACTGGCCTGCTTGCGCGCTGAGAGTGCCGGCTGTCATTGCGTAACTGTTGCCTTGCACTCGACCAAAGGCTGCAAAGTTTCCCTCGCAGCTCAAAGTAACAAAGTCTGCGTTGCCGACGCCCCCAGAGTAGGGGATGCCGTACTGCACCATTGCGTCGGTTATTCGACCGACAAAGAGCTGGCGATATGTGCCAGAGGTGCCGAGCCTGACGGATATGCGCAGCCAAGTGCCTGTGACAAATAGTGCATTGGGTGTTGTGTAGCCGGTCGGGTAACGCAAAACCACGTTGCCTGTGTTGGCACTGTAGGCGTCTAAAGGCTTTTGCCGGCCATATGTCAAAGACACGTTTTGCACGTTGGCAACAACAGTTGTAAGCGTTGCGTAAGTCGCGCCAACCTCTACCTGGTATTGGACTATTGCCATTAGAAAATGTTGCTTACCTTGATTGGCACGCTGCCGTTTTGGCGCATGTATGAGCGCAACGCCTCGACTACTTGGTTGGGGTCGCCGCCATAAACGCTTATGTTTATGTTGTTGTTTCTTTCGGCAATATTGGCGCTGCCGTTCACGCCAGGGTCTGATGGCGCTACTGGTTCAGCCATACGGCCTATAGATATTTCTTGCAACATTTTTATGTCTTTGCCTGGCTTTAACAAGTTGATGCCGTAAATAACTAGGTTTATGGCTTTAATCCAACCGTTAATCATAAACTCAAAATAGCCAGCAATAGCGTTTACCACAGTGCTAACAACGTCTCTAAAGCCCTCAAACTTTTTGTAGGCCGCAACAATGGCAACGCCTAACGCGATAATGCCAGCAGTAATTGCGACCGCAGGGTTGAGCATCATGGCCGCGTTTACAGCAAGAATTGACGCAGCCAAAATGCCCATGCCGGCAATTACAGCTGCAAGTAGCTCTGGGTTTTTTTCTGCCCAGTCTGAGAACTTTTGCACCACGGGTAGCAGTTTTTCCATGATTGGCAAAAAGGCTTGCCCTATTGATTCTTTAGTTTCGCCAAAAGCAATGCCTAGTTTTTTCATGCCGCCTGCAGCTGTGTTTGCTGCGGCCTCGCCGGCGCCACCAAAGTTTTTGGTTAATACGGCCTGCACTTCAGCAAGGCTGGCGCCGTCTTTGATCATTGCTTTGATCTCTGGGCTAAGCGCGCCTAACGCTTTCATATTTCCCGCATAGCCTTTTGACAATGCCTCGCTGACATCAACCAGCGGCTTACCTGTCGCCGCGGCTACGTCAGTGGCCAAGTTCATCAGCTCTGTCGCTTTTGTAACGTCTTTAGTGGCAACGATCAGTTTCTGAAACGCTGGCCTTGCCTCATCATCCGAGATAGCCGCGCTCTTGGCAAGACTAGAAATGTAAGACTCAACAGATTGCACCTGTGCATCAGTAGCCCCAGTGCTTGCCTTAATTTGTCGAGCAAGGCCAGCCTGTGCCGCCTGGTCTTCTATCGCTGCTTTAACGCTGTCGCCGATAACAGCAGTCACAGCGCCGAGCGCAGCAGCTGCCGGCACAGCCGCTTTCTTGATGGCAAATTGCGCTTTTTCGCCTACGGTCTCCAGTTGCTTAAATTCGCGCTGTGCGCGCTTTATGCCGGCTGAGTCAAAATCGCTGATAATGGGTATGGAAATCATTGCAGTTCTCTGTTCACTCGGCTGATGACCTGCAAGGTTGCACGTTCAATTTCTTTTGTCACTTCACGTATCTTGCTGTATACCGCTGGCCCAAATAGGCGCGTGCGGCCTTGCGGTGGCGTGTTGCCTAAATTGGTGGCAAGCCTGTTGCTGTTCTTGCGGCCTGCTGTCTCAAAGATCGCAGCCGCTGGGTCTACTTGCGAAATAACAATGGTGCTGGTGGCGTTGCGTCGAGTATCCAATTTTACTTGCACGCCTTTTACAGCCTTAGCGACTGTGTAGGGGAAGTTCGCACGCGAGCGCCCTGCCTGCTGCCATTTATTCTGCATACCTGACAACGGTACGCCTAAGTACGTATAGCGCTGTTGCGCAGCTTGTATTGCTGGCGCTGCTATCTGGTTTAACTCGGCAGCAAATTGCTTGCGTAGCCCAGGCTCAATTTTGTTTAATGATGCAACAGCCTGCCGTACCCCTACAAGTTCGGTTCTAATTGTTGCTGTCATCGTCGCTGCCTTTGCTCATTCATAATACTAATGCAGGTATTTAGGTCAGCGCTGAGAAACTCTATGTTAGGAGGCCAAAAGCCAGTCTGTATCAGTAAATGACACAGGGCTAGTCTGTGGCCCCCTCGGTAGGGTTTGGGTCTTCTTGCTCAACAACTTCTGGCATTGCTGCAAGTTTTTTTATGAAATCGTCAAAGACTACGGGCACTGTAACGCCGTGTAGTTTGCTGGCCTCGAATGCGAGATAAGCCAAATCCTCGGCGCCTATGCCTTGCGCTAGGTCTGACATTTTGCGCTTGTATTTGCGTTCCCATTGCACAGCGCACCAAAGGTTTGTTGTTACCTCGTACGGGCCGTTGCCAATATCTAGTTTCAGTGTTAGTTGCATGTCTGCCGCCTTGCGTCGGGTTGTTTATGGTGTTGTGATATCGCGTGTATACGTGCCGCCAACAAATGAGGCAGTAACCATTGAGAGTTCGCCTACAGCGCCTGCAATGGGCGTGAAGTTGACAAGCTGCATGTTAATGATTGTGTACTCAGGGTTGCTCGCAGACTCTGTGACGCCAGATGGAGAAATGGTCAACTCTGTGGTGCCTGTGCCCACGTTGGCAAACAAAGTTGCCTCGACTTCGCCGGCGCCATATGACAAATACATTTCAAGATCAACTGCAACGGTCTGCAAGCCAGGTACAAAACGATGGCCAGTATCGCCAAAGGCAGTTGACTCTAAACTGTCGACGCCGAGGGTGATGGTTGCGCTACGGCACTGGTCTGTCAAATCAACTTTGGCGCCTCCAGTTGTGGGCGCAAGGTTTACTGTCGGGTTTGTGAGATATGTAGAGGTTGCCATTTTGTCTCCTGTGGTAACACTTCGTTATGTGTAGAGCGTAACACTTTTAGGCCGTCTGTGCCTGCAAAGCCATTTGCAAGTTGTAGCAAGGATAGGTAGCGCCGCCAAGCTCGACGGCCCCTGGCTGTCCTGACATTACGATAATGGGGCTGGCAAGTACGGCAGCTGCGATGCTCAACAGTTTTTGTAATACCGGCAGGCCTGCTGGCCCAGTGCCAATGACTTTGACAGTAAACTCCATGCGCACAATGTTGCCTTTGCCGGCGATGGTCTCAAAACTTGGCGCGTCAAGAAACACGCAGTTAGGCACTATTTTGGTGGCATCGTTTACGACGCGCAGGCCTGTAACTGCTTGCAGTGTGGCCGTAACGTCTGCGATTGCCTCGTTAAACAGGTCTGTGTAAGCCATCAGGCGACCTGTGGGCGGTCAATGCCTAGCAGCTGCTTAATAACTGGGGTCATGGCATTTACGTTTGCTTGGCCCATACCGTCAAAGGTTGCAAAGGTGTCTTGCGTGCTGCCTCGACTACGCCACAAGGCCGCCGCATACATGAGCGTGCCCAGAGTGACGTCGTGCCCAGGCGAGGTAGTTAATGAGTCTGCATAGCCTGATTCCTGCCTGCGACGATAGGCAAAATCGTTGCCGGCGTTGCGGGCCTGCGTCAGCAGTGTGTAATCGTCTGACGGGTCGGCTATGTCTACGCCTAGATAGGTTTCTAGCTGTGCGGCTGTAATCCAGGTGCAGCTCTGAGTGTAAGTGACGGTGCCGGTGTAAATAACGGTGTACTGAACGTTGGCGCCAGTGCAAGCAAACAACACTTGGTTTTCTCTGGGCACATTGGCGTTGAATAACAGCGCGCCTGATTCGCTTTCAATGCCGATGTACTCGTACAGCGGTATGTCAAGCACAGTGAACGTGCCGTTAAATGGGGCGCCAAGGTTGCCAATAGTTACCTGCTGGCCCACAACTATTTCTGTGGGTTCCAGCGTCTGCACAACTGCGTAGTTGTCTAGCAGTTGCTTACCTTGCGTTTTGTATATAGCCATCGGCGGTAGCCGCCTTTCTGACTAAGCGATTGCGATTGATTTAACCTGGTCGCCGTCAGCGATAAAGGTTGAAACGTAACCGTAGTAGCTGAACTTTTTGCCGAGCTGGGAGGCCTCATCCTGAGTCATGATGCCCTGAATGCTCTCGTAGAACTCGATAGCTGAGCCACGCGCTACAACCATTGTGTTGTCGGCAAATGCGCGGTCAACAACCAAGTTAAGGCCCAGTGGGTTGAACGTGTTGAGTTGGGTAATGTTTGCAGTGCCCATTCCGTTTACGCCCATGAGACCTGCAGCGCCGGTGTACGGGAAAATCGGTTGCTTGTTTGCGTCAAGTTGGCTGCCCAATTTTTTCCAAACGTCAGGTGACACAAAAATATGGTCTGGCAGGTAGTTTGTTGCAGCCAAAATGTCGGTGGCTGCGTCATACAACGCTGAAATAAGCGACGTTGGGTCGTTAGCAGTTACTGTCCATGTTGAACCTGACGCAGTGTCGCCGGCAAGAATTGCAGCACACACGGTAGCGTCGGATTGAATCATGTACTGTCCGACAAGGTCGCGCAAGATGATGTCAAGCGCTGCGGGCGACGTAAAGTCAACATCCTGAATGGACAAAAACACCTGGCCTGCCAGCGTAGTTTTGCTAACTACGTTTGAGGCAATTACTGGGGTGCGTGCAGTTACGGTGCCGAGTTCGCTCTGTGAGCCAACGTCTGTGTGAGTTGTCCACGTTGGGCGAATAAATGTTTTTTGGTTTCCGCTATCTGGATAAGCGCGAGCGCCGACAGCTGCGACAACTGGGCGAATGTAGTTCAGATCGTCAAACACTGGCCCCAACACTGGCACTGGCAAAAGACCTGGTGTGTCAGTTGTGAGTACGTCACCAGCTGCGGCCTGCAATGCGGTCTGCTTTGACAACGCAAAATCGCGTGCGGCTGCGGCTACGTTGCGAAATGTTTCGCCGCCAATGTGCATCGCTGCAAGATATTCGCCAGCAGTTGGCATGTCAAAAGTACGTTTTGGTTGCGCAAACAATTTCTGTGCGCTGGCCTCAATTACTTCAGGTGCGTTTTGTTCTGACACTTCGGGTTCCTCCGGTAGTTCTGTTTCCGTTGTCGGGTCTTCTGATTCAGTATTGCACAAATTTTCTGGGTTTGTGTGAATACTGGCATTAACTTCGCTGATGGTCGCCCCCGCAAATGCCGGCTGAGGCACAAGCGACAGCTCTAACCAGTCTGCAGCCTCAACGACCATTACGCCGTCGTCGTTGTAACTGAATTTGGTCGGGTTGACGCCTACTGACACGCTGTCTAAAACGCCATCTCCAGCCAAGATCAGGGCCTCATCCCCTAACGCAGTTGCACTGACCTTGGCTGAAAAATACATGTTTTCTTCGTCATCGTCGCGCTCGGTGACAAGACCGATTGCTTGGCTGGCGTCGTGTTGCATGTAGAGCTTGGGGGCTTTGCCCTCGACTGGGAGGCTGCCGCGCAGGAACATAACTTCTGTTCCGCTGGCGTTTGCGGTGACGTTGTACGGCACAGCAATGCCGGTAATGGTGCGCGCTTTGGTGCCGTCAGCTGCAGCTGCATCAACGGTAAAAGTGCTTGCGGTAACTCTAATCATGCTAAATCCTCCTGGGTATTTTCATCGTCTGGCGTCAAAGCGTCAGCGACGTAGTTTTCTTCTAAATAATTTTTTGCGTTGAATTTTACGTAGGTGCCACGGGGCAAAACGTTGTTTTGGCTAAGGGTGCTGGCGATGCACTCGGCGTATGGTTTCACGCCAAAAATGTACAGGTCAGCGCGTGATTGCTCTGAGCTGGTGTAAGCGTATGAACCAGTAGCGACGCCGACAAGGTAGGGCGGGATTCCGCAAAGGCGCGACAAGTCGAGCGCGCTGTATTGTGCGCTTTCTATCATCAGCATCTTGTCAGGTGTCGCATTGCTTGGCTCATACGTCAAAAACTCGTTAAGCACTGCCGTTTGGGAGGTCATGCGCGCCTGGTTAAACGCGGCCCCGATATCGGCCAACTCTGTAGCGCTTAGAGGCTCGCCACCAACCTGCCGCAAAACGCCAGACGGTAAAGACGAACGGGCCATGGTGTAACGGCTCTCTTGAATCTTCAACGCGGTAGCAATAGTTTCTGTGCTGCTGTAAACGATGCCTTGAATCGGCGACAAGAATTGCACAAGGTCTTCTGAGGGTATTTGCTGGCCAGCAAAGTAAACCTCTTTGCTAATGCCAAAAAATACTGGGCCGTCGTTTTGGTCAGGTGTTGTAACACTGCCGGCAGGTATTCGAGTAAACGATGCTGGGAAACCGTCAGTTGTGCGCGAGCTGATATACCAGAATGCCCTGCCGTAAAAGAGCAAGTCATCAAGTGTCCAGGCCATCAAAAAGTTGTAGGTAACTGTCGGGTCAGGCTGGCGTAGCCATGACCTAGGCGCAATGGGTACTTGTTCCATTTCGCCTGTCGAGTCGTTGTAAACCTCGTTGTACATTTGCAAAGGCATGCAAGCAATGACGCTGGCGAGCAGGTCACGGCTACGGCTGACAGTTGCCAAAGACATTGCGCGGTTGCGCGCTGTGCCCTCTTGGTACTGGTACCACTGGCCAATGGAGGAGACGCCACCAATGCCGATGGCGGCCTGTACTTTTGGCGCGTCAGCTTGTGCCGTTAAAGGCATCGGCGAAATAGCCGCTTTTTTAACTTGCTTGTTTGCAAAAATGCCCATGCTGTAAGTATGCCTCAAATGTTGCTGTCGTGTGGTGGTTGCCGGCGTAGTCCGGCAGGATTGCCAGCAACCACCATTGACAGGTTAGCCGTTAACGACAACTAACAAAGGCTTGTTTTTGGTAATTGGTTTAGAGGCCAGCGCGCTAGCAAAAATCATGCAGCGAGCCAGTTCTATAGGGCCCGCACTTTTGGCGCTTGACAAGGCGCTGCCTGCCTGGGTTTTGACCATTACGGCACGGTCGCAATGTTCGGCCAGTGCGTTTTCGCCTGTGTGAAATAGCCTGTTTTCAATAATCATGTTGCGCACTAGAGGCGTAAATTTCAGCAGCTCGCCGTAGCCGACGGTCTGGGCGCGCCGGCGGTAAACCTCTGGGAGGTGCAGGTCTAGCATTGGGGTTATCGCCAGTTGTACCGTCGGGTCAGTTAAGACGCGCACAACTTCTGCCCACATGGCCTGCTCGGACTCAACAGCAAACTCGACTGTGCAAGTAACTGTGCCGTCAGGGTTCCCGACAGATCTGACGCCCACATAGCGCGAGTCATCCAAACTGCTGTCAATGCTGAGGGTTCCCCCTGTCGGACTAATTTTGTCTGTCTGGCATTCAGCCCATTTGCCTACTGGCAACCATCCTTGTGCAGCTGCTACCCACAGGTTTAGGTGAGCGCGCAACCAACTAGAACGGTCGGGCGATTGGCTTGCAGCTATGAGCGCGTCAAGGCTGACGGTCACGCCCAAAGCAGGGTTTGACCACGCCCACCATTGTTGGTCATTTACATCAACGCCTGGCGGTGGTGACCATGAGGCAAAATACAGTTTTCGGGAAACGCCGGCATCAATATCGTTAATGCCCTGTTCGCGCATACGCAGCATTGCCGTGCTCGACTCATCGCCAGCTGTTGACCAACACGAAAACAAAGGATTGGCGCGCGCTATCTGCGATGGCTGCAAAGCATCAAATACAACGGTCGGCTGAATGTTCCACAGCTCGTCGCACACGATCAGGTCGTTACTTCCGCCGTGAGCGTTGCCTGGCGTTGCGGCCCTAACTTCCCAGCGGCTGCCGTCTGGCATGTCAACACTCTTACGGCCTAAAGCGCGCAAAGGCTTGCCGTTAAAATACTCAGTCAAAATGGGTTGCAGGTACAAAAAGATTGCCTCGGCCCTGTCGAGTTTGTGCGCGGTGCTCAGAATGTTTTGTGGCGTGCCGCGCAACTGTGCAAACTCTGTCAACCACCAGCCGATAAGTGCACTAAGCGCAACGGTCTTGCCCTGCTGGCGCGCCGTTTCCACAAGCGACTGCGAGCGCAACAATTTGCCTGACTCGTCATGTTCCAACTGCCCAGACAAAGCATGAAGTTGCCACGCCATCAACTCAACGCCCATATATTTTTTTGCCCAAGCTGCAACAGCAGGCCCATACGACAAATCCCCAAAGCGCGCCGACTCCAGACGAGGCAAGGGTCGGCCAGTCAAAGCCAGTCCAGGCTCGTTCAGGCCAGTTACCGCCAGTTCAGGCTGGTTTTCCAAAAAGAGAGAGTTTGA